CGATCTTGGCAGTCTTCTGCTTCTTCATAGCCATTTTGAAATCCTTTCTACCACTTAACCTTGTCAGCCCAGTAGGCCGCGCTCATTTTACCACGTTGGATATTAGAGGAGTGTCTTGCCTTGAAGGATTCACGGCGCTTACGATAAGCTTCCGATTCTCCAGCCTTCTTAGGTGAGCCACTAACACCCTGCTGACCGAATCGAATCAGCTTGACCTTAGAACCCTCCTTGGCAAGGACGGCGTGTGACTTCTTAGGGTGACTAGGTGTACGCTTGGGTTTGTTGTAACCGGCGAACTTTTCGCCACTCTTTTCAATCATACTTTCCTCTACTCGTCACAGTTAAGACGAGTATACACTATGTACTACATAACAAATTTTGTCAAGTAATAACTTTAACTGTACCCAAATATGAGGTAATCTGGATGGCAGGATTGCCCACGGGATTCCATCCAAACAGTCTTCTGCTGGCAGCCTGAGCAATATCCGGTCTCGGATTGTACAGGGCCTGAGGGTCGTTGATTGGCGTCCTGCCGATCTGAAGCTGAGGCTGGTCTTCATCCCAGCAGGTATCACAGACCAGAAGGTTGATGTCTCTCTGATCGTAGATCTGATGCTTCATCTCAGACAAGTCAGCCCTGAATCCGCATCTATCGCAGAACCCAAAGGCGTGTTTGCCTCTTGCGTATAGAACGCTCATCTAATAGCCACGAATGGAATAAATCTTACCGAGGCACGGCTTCTATCTTCGTCAGCAGCAAGCTGCCACTGCTTCTCATAAGCGGCTTCCAGCATGGGAATTCTAGCCTCAGAGCCGGGGTTCTTCAGCGCCAGATTGTATGCCAGACCGGCAATAAGGGCGGGCGTGAAGCGGAACGGCATGTCCATGGTATTCGTTCCGGGCTGGCCAGCATCTTCGATCCTACGCAGTCTCCAGTACACCAGAGTATAGGTCTGAGACGCATCAGGAACCGGCCAGACAGTGAACCTAGGGGTGATCTGTCTGTCGACGTAGATGCGAATAGGGCGGCCTGTAGCGGTCTTGTTGGGGATGGTGGAGTAATTTGACACTGACATTCTGTTAATTGTCAGGTCCGACTGCGACGTACCGCTGCCAGTTCTGATGACATGGTCGATCAGGTCAACCGTGTCAGATGGCAGATTATATGTGGCTGTTCCAGATGTAAGGGTCTGGGTGCCTTCCTCTACCGTCCAGAGGTTGATGCCTCTGTTCGCCCACTCCTGCATCATGATGTCGATGCTTCGTCTGGCACTTCTGTATTCGTAACCAGAACGCATGACAATACCGGCACGGTCGTAGGCTTCCTGAATGATGTCAGTAAGCTGCGGATTAAATGAGGTTGTGCCGGATGTAGTCATTAGGATTCCTTGGTCATTTCCACTGACTCGACGTAGACGAGGTTGGCTCTGTTAGTCCATCCACCACCGAATACATCGAAGGTTGAGAGTGTGCGATAAAAGCCGAGGCGGGCGTTGCGGTAGGCATCAAGGAGCTTCTCGACGCCATTGGCCTTGATATACTCGTTCACCGCAAGGAGTGTCTGTGAGCCAATGACTCCATCTGGACGCGCTCCAACGACATTCTGTAGAATCTTGGCCCCTTTAAGAACCCCGGCATTAACGCCCATGTCAAAAACGGAGAGGTCAACACCAGCAGGAAGATCATCGCAAGACAGAGGTTCCCAGTAATTCTCATGGTAGATTTTACCAGCCTCTTCAACTGTGAGATTCTTGACATCCTGAGGTGTGCATTCCTTCTTTCTGTACTCTGACAGTGTATAGATTGTGATGCCCATGTTTGTATGGGAGCCCGGATCGCGTGGATTGTATACATATCCACCTTCACGCTCAAACACAACCGCAAGACACTTGTCAAAATTACTTCTCACAACTACACCTTCTTCTTTGACATCGCTTCCATTAGTGAAGTCTTTTGTGCTGAACTTGCCGAAGATCCTACCCAGTAGGAAACGACAGAAACCGCGAGTGTGTTCAGGGTCCATAGCAATCCATTCATATTGTCTCTTTGCGTGACTGGAATATCCTGAGTGGATGTGATCCACATCATGGCACCAAACGCCGCCATAACAAGAACGGAAACAATAACAGCGCCCCAAGCAATGTATGAATGAGCCTTGGCAAGCTCTACAGTCTGGCTTCTTGCGCTCTGAACATCAGTAAGATATGACTTAACTTCCTCGACCTGAGCGGCCAGAGCAGCCATATCGGCCTCATGCTCTCTTCTCTTTTCCTCATTGGCGGCATTGATCATCGCCAACTTGAACTGCAAGGCCTTCTCTGGGTCCTTGGCAATAGCTGACTCAAGATCATTGATATTCTCAATGCCTAGAGTATCCTTGGCAACCTGACTGACCTGTTCAACTACCTGAGCAGCAGGCTTGCCAGCAACCCATTCAGCAACCTTGGGGGCCAATCCTAGGAGCAGAGGAATCAGAAACGGGGGCATATATCACCTAAAGGCGGGAGGCCCTATCCTATCTCAGCGACAGTGGCGGGAAACGCGAGACAAGACAGGGCCTGCCGCAATAAGCCGTACAAAGTACGGCGTTAAACCATACGACCCTTTGTGTGGCCGCGAGTGGCAGAGCCATCTCCACGGACCATTCCACCCTTAGCCATTCCACCCGGACGCAGGGCGCGGGCGTTATAGCGCGGCATCGGAGGAGCGCCTGTAGGACCAGCCTCCTGCGGTTCGCCCTCGGCCATCTTCATCATCGAGCGAGGGTTGATGCCCTTGGCTGACGGAGCCTTAGGAAGGCGCGGCATTAGTACACGCATCCCTTGGTCTTGCCCTTTGAGGCAATACCATCACCGCGAGAGACGGCACCGCCAGACTTGAGGCCAACGGCAGACTTCTGCCTGTCATGCTTCTTGTCAAGAGCAGACTTCTCCCACTGCTCCATTGACATACCGTGCTTCTTGGCGAGCTTCTTATCCTGAGCCTCGTCCTTGGCGGAACCCTCCCAAGAGGTTGATCCACCTTCAGCGTACTTCTTCTTCATACCAGCCTCCGACATAGCAATGGCAACAGCCTGCTTTTGGTTCTTGACAACAGGTCCCTTCTTGCTTCCTGAATGAAGCTTACCGGACTTGAATTCCTTCATGACCTTACGAACCTTGTCCATATTAACCCTCGTAGAAAAGGGTTACAGACGTCATATTCGTGAAAGCCGTGCAGTTAATGTTTGTCTCAAACAGCACACCTCTTCCGGGGAGCAGCATATAACCGTCTGAGTTTGAGTTAAGTGTAAGAGTAATATCTACAGTTGTATCTGTTCCATCCTTAAAGGTAAGCGTACCTACGCCACCACCGACATGGTAGAAGATACCTCTAACGCGCGCTCGTCTGCTGACGGCGGCACCTGTGCCTGTAATTGTTACGGCTTTGACATCTGAGTCCATGCTCATGTTAAATCCTTATTTCTTTGTGAACCATTCGATTGCAATCGCAATCATCGCGCCACACGCGGCGGCTGCGGACATCAGGAACTTGGTCCCGCCTCTTAATTCATCGAAGGACTGCTTGACCGCCTTCAGGTCTTTTCTTACTTCCTCAAGGGTAATTTGCAGAGATTTGATCTCTGATTCCATTCGGCCTATATCTCTCTGGATATAGTCTTGATTGTCTTCAGACATGGATCTCTCCATAAAAAGAAAAGGAGGGGGATTTCTCCCCCTCCAAATCCATTAAGCGCCCGGAGATCCGTAGATGCCCAGAGGATCGCTAACGCCGAACGAATAACGCTCACGCGCCTTGTAGCGCACGTTACCCGTATCGAAGTCGCCGTCCATGCCCGTCTGAAGGGCAACACGCTCAAACATCTTCAGGCCGTTCGGAACGTCGGTCTTGAGGAACCAACCGTTCGTGTCCGTCAGATAGTGGTTGACCGCGAAGCCTTCCGGAATTGAAGACATTGACTTCAGGGCGTTAACGTCGTTCTTGGCATACGTGTCGCCAGTTGACGCAACGCGAAGCTCAGTCTCCAACAGACGCGTAGCAACAAACATCAGCGCCGGGGGAACGATCAGCTTACGCGGGCGGGCCGCGATGAGCAGACCGCGCTCGTCGGTGAACGCAGCAATCGCGATGACCGCCGCCTCCAGTGATGTCTCGTTCAGATCAA